CAGTAACGACAAGTGAATCGGACTTGGGATTCTGCGTCCACCCAAGTGTCGACATCTTTACCATGCAAGGGATGTGGTGTTTGGCAATCGTGACAGCGCAAACACACCAGCAGCGTGCTCTTGAAAGTCAGCAGACTCTTGCCTACAGGAATGACAACCACTGTGTTCATTTGATTACTTTCTCAAATCGCAAAATATACGTTGTGTTATCCAACTGGTAGGAATCAAGTATGTGGTACTTCTTATTGAGGTATTTTGCAATTAACTCGTGTGGCTGCTTGGAAGGGTAAGGAAGGCATTTGACAATGACACGCTCCAAATGCTCAACGTGAATGGAGGGTAATTTCATGTCAGTAAAGTGGGAGCCGCGGAAGCAGACGGAACTGCGCCTGCCATTCCTGCATCTACTATTTCCACACCATCCACAGGGAAAGGGATGCAGACTTTGCGACCGGGATTACTCATCACCATTATGTGCGTTTCGCTTAATGCTTGGATCAGCTGCTCCAATTTTGTTTTCGTCGAAGCAACATCCCAAGCATTGTCAAACGCCAACTCAACAGTGGAAAAGACTCCGCCGTTCTTATGTTGGCTCTTTGCTGTGCAGATTTGCAACTTCACGTCAATCTATTATCGCTTCCCAAACAGCGCACCTACGCGCACCTTGTTAGTAAGCACTGCAAAGGCTCCACTTGCTGCATCCACTCCGTCTTTCAGCTTTGCCATGGGAAATAGTGAAAGCTGATCGCGCAGATAAGGCCACCATAACGCGCCCTGCAAGGCTCGTACGTTGCCTTCATTCACTTGTACGCTGAAAGGGTCCGCTCTGAGGATCTTGTCGCCTGTCACCTTGTCTTTGCCGATTGTGTAGCCTGCTAGGTTGCGCACGGTGCCTTGCGCACTCTCCTTACCGCCGCTACCTGGCTCCTGCTCAACACAAATAATGACATTCTTCCCATCCGCTTCCGCAGTTTGTCTGATAATGCGTTCGCGTTCTCCACTGTCCCACCTTCCATGGATAGCGTCAAGGATCCAGAACAAACGGACACTTACTTTACCGCCCGCCCACTCCATATATTCACCCATCTTAACGCCTGCTGTTTCTGCTCCCTGCCCCATCTCGGAGCCTGCTTTATCCCAATAACGACAAATGCGATGGAATTTTAGTACAGGAGGAGGCGCTCCTATTTGAATGCGATCCACTTTGAACATACCCCCTTCAGGCGGCACAGGCCACTGCTCAATTTGTCCGCTGTACCCAAAGGGCCCTAGCTTAATTCTCCATTCCTGCAATACGGAGTAATTGATGCGCACGGGATCTAGCAAGCTGTGTCCGTCTTTGTCTTTGGTATATTTGAGACGCAGGCGCTTAGGCTTGACACGGTCGCTCTCTTCCGCAGGCAAACAGATATGGCGCAGTTTGATTTGATCAGGATGCAGGCGCGACATTTCCATCATTGCGCCTGCCGGATCCTCCTCGTGCAAACGCTGCATGATAAGGATGATGACAGACACCTTCTTATCGACCTTGCGCGAGAACAAACTCTCATTCATCCACCTATTTACTTTGCGCAGCGCAGCAGGGGAATGTACCTCATTGGGATTGATTGGATCATCCACAATAATAAAGTGTCCGTGGAATCCCCCAATGTCTCCCTCACTGCCCACACAATGCCTATCACCTCCTTGGATGGTTTCATAAAAAGTTTTGGTGTCTTGATCGTCTCGCAATATGACGCGTTGGTCTTTGTGACCTTTTCCTGGACCTGGAACACCTGCTCCAAATAATCTCTGGTATAGCTCGCTTTTAATTACTAGGCGGCTCTTGCGCCCAAGCGACAAGGCTAACTCGTGCGTGTAGCTACCGCTAATCGTGCGAATGCTTGACATGCGGCACCAGCACCACGCAGGAAACATGATTGAGGCTGTCGTGGACTTCGTGGAGCCGGGTGGGACGTTAATAAGGAGATCGTATTCTTTTTCCTCACCTTTGAACACGCGCTCAGCTACAATTTGAAGTTCTTCACACAGGGTCCTTATGTGCCAATTCCAAACTGGCTCTGTTTCAATCACCACATGCCAAAAGCGTTTCTCAAATTCGTAGAAGCTTCTGCGGCATATTTCCGCTTGGAGGCTGTCTGGCGTTATATTGGGACTATCTGTCACGCGGATTCAGTAGGAAAGATAGTATCGCTACAAAGACAAGCACAACCATCATCACAATGCGGTATATTTCAATATCACTCATCATTGGTGTTTGATTATTTTCGCAGCGTGAGAAAGTCGTATCAGACAATTATGATCCAGATAGCGCAAGAGTTCTTCCACACTTCCAGCGGATGCTAAATCTTGCGCAGTAATAGTAACAGCAGCCACGTCGTATCCCACAAGGGCCGCACCAACCGCAAATTCAATCACCTCCCCACTTGTCAGTGCCATCTTCATAAGGTTGTAACACATAGCCGAAGTCGTGCCCAGTGTTCAAATTCCATTAGGAATGAAGCCTGTTCAGGCAAAGGCAACTTAGTTCTAGTGGTTAGGAATTCCTTAACTAAATGAGAAATCCTGTCCTGCTGCTCGCCAACTGTTTCTGGTGTGGTTTTCATCGTGGTAAGTTCCTAAATTCGTATTTGTCCATGAACTTGGTAATTATTTCCTTTTGTCTATCAGTGAACTCCTTGCGCGTGGAATTGGATTCACAGAAAGACTCCTCCCACTCCGTCATGTCAAAGCCCTCAGTAAGCATTTGATCAATGACAGCGGCACAGACGTCGTTGGATGGAATGATCACAACGCTGCCCTTTCTGCTTCACACTTCTCAGCATCGATTTGCGCTCTTAACTGTGCTTCCTGATCCGCTTTACTGGGAGGTTCTACATCCACTCCCTCTCTGATCACTGTGTCTGTCACAACTTCCACCGCCTTGGCTTTTTGCTTCTCTTGGTAGGCCCGCCGATGCGCTGCCATCTTCTCCTTGTCGTACACATCCTCAAAGGGAAATCCATTTTGCTCTGCAAAGTCGAAAAAGAACTTCGATTGCGCACAGGCGAGAAGGAATTCTAAACGTTGGTGTCGATGTAGTAAAGCCACCTCTTCTCCATTGACCACAGCACATTTAATCCCAGCATTCGCTTCCAACTTCAAAGCTCCCCGCACCATCTGGTCTATTGTCTCATTGCTTTGCTGGCGATAGAACTTCTTTGCCGTTTCCAAGTACCGCTTCATTTGCATGTGCGGATGGTTGGGATTCCAGTTGGTTAATTTACGGCTCATGGTATGTTCAATAAAAACGCCTCACTACATTATCGCAGTGAGGCGCTAAGCGATGCATCAAAATAAGCTTAAACTTTGTCAGTCAAATTACTTGATCCCGTCTCCACATCCTTTGCCACTTCTGCTGCCGTAGTTTTGACTACGCTCACATCTTTGCTAACTGTGGCTTGCTCTACAGCGATATGGACAGCAACATCCTTCTCCAATTGGGTGAGTCCTTTACCAACTCCGTCAAACCATTGGAAGGTGTTATTTTTGTAGGTGGTGAATTCTGCTTTTAGTGACTTGTGATCCCGATGTGCTTGAATTGCCACGAGCGCCACAATGACGAGGAGCACGAGCAAGATGATTTCTACGATGTTCATATGTTTTGTTGTTGGTTGTGGTTACTTACTAAAAACGTGCCAGGGGACCTGAACACACTACCCTTTAGCTACTCTCATGTGTTGTAATCAGTCTCTTCCACTATATTCTATCCCCGTTTTCACTTGGTGAGTTTCTGAGACGACGTCTGAGTCCCTAACCCTGCCAAGTTACTGATACGGAGCCTAACAAGATATTATCGCTGCTTCCGTTCCTGACGGCATTTGTTGAAGTCCTTGATCGCGTTGGTTAGAGCATGGTGGACGCTAAGGCCTGTGTACTCTTTGTCTTCCCATCCTGTGTATTCATTGGAAACGATTACTTTGGATTCCACTCCACCCATGTGCGGATCGGGATTGTCACACACCAGCGTTACCATGTTGCCTTCATCCGCTCTCATTGCCTCCACCATCTGCCAGCACTCCATCATTACACATAGCGCAGCGCGAGCGGGAAGGATTTCAGTGACGTGGAAGTCTTCCGCATTCACCCACCATATTTGCGGCATGGGCTCCACTGTGGAAAACTTAACACTGGTGCCTTTGGGAGATACCTCGATTACAATCACCTCGCTTGTCCCCTCTTGGCAAACGTCGGTGGCTTTAATCAGTACACGTCCACCTACCATTTCCTTCCAATTGGTTTTATTCATTTGAGTTTCATTATTAACAAACCTATAAGCGCCAATAGTAGTAATCCACACACTACTAAAAGAACATCGCAGATGAGTATAAACAAACGAATCATGTATGTTCTAGCGTTGGCGGAGTTGTGACAGCAGGAACGTGAACACGGTCTGGATGTGATGCACGAGTAGGCAGGGAGGGATCAGGCAAACCTACTTTGGAAGCAATGGGCATCTTGCTGTTTAAGACATCAACTTCAGTTTGGTGCGCTGCTTTGAGCAACAAGAGTTCGTTTGCGTGTGTTGCCTTTAAAGCCTCGTGAGCTTTTTCAGCCGCTACTTTCGCGTCTAAGTGCTTCCCCGCCTCCTCTTGCGCCTGCTGCGCGGCATCTTGCGCTAGTTGTATGGGTCCTTTAGCGGGCAGAACGTCCACAATAGCAATACTGCCAAAGTGAGTCCAACGAGTCGAGGCAGGCCGTCCATCATGCGTTAGCTCTGTCCATTTGACTTGGCCGGTGTTTGAGACCTCCACAATAATAGCTTCTGTGGAAGCTGAGTTGGAAGCGGTGCCGCTGAGCAGAACTCGCTTGCCGATGTTGTCAATAAAGTCCTGTGGTGTGGAAGTTGGCATATTTTATTATCCGCCCATCATTTTGAGCAGTTGTTGGAGTTGTTGTTTGATTACGACGTGAGCTGCGCCTAAGTCTCCGCCAAATATAGTCGCTACTTTGCAGCCTGCAACGAGAATCTTTGAATCAGGTTGCACGGACTGCCATAGCTGCTGACTAAGAAAAGGGTCGTCACAGACCAGCGTCACGCTAAACACGTGGCCTTTCTTGGCAGAGTTCTTGAAGTAGTTTTCAATATACTCCCTGTCTCCGCTTGCCATGCGTTTGTTATGCTCCGCTTCTGGATTAAACGAAGCAGGAGGAGTAATGTCTATAACGTCGTCAGGCATGTTAATTGGCAGTAGGATTAAGAAGTTCGTGGCATTGCTGGATGAAGATTTCGCGTGTCATCCCTTCTTTCCCATTATCCCATGCACGCACAATGCTGTTTGACTGCACTAACCCTACCAAACAAAGGATAGGGAGTCTGTGTTTTTGGCAATGAACTTTCAAATCGAGCACCATCTTTGCAGCCTGCTCTTCTGCGGTGAAAGGTGAATCCATATTAGTCGGTGTGTTGAGCAGGGAATGAATCACGAGGATCCAGTTCCCTTGGTTTATTTATATTCGCGGGTCCTTCTTGTGGACGATCAAGCAACGTCAAAGCCGCTACCGCTTGTAACCGCGCATCGCTATCCAAGCGTGACATCATTCCAAGTTTGATGTTAGGACTGTTGGGATTGATGGCCGCTGCAAAGCGCACCACAAGCAAAGGGTGCTCCATTAGAACCCAAAGCTCCGCGGTGCTCGTAAGTGGATTGGATGCCTTGTTAAGGGCATTCCAGATTACTGTTTCGTTTGGTGTTAGGTTCATAAATTTGGTGCGGGCTGGCCTGCGGGTTGGATGGGGGTTGGGTCGCTCATTTGCGTGTCCTCGCGTATTTGTAAACCTTTGCGGCAATCTGGAAAAGTTCTCTCTGTTGATATTTTGGAAGCAGATGAATTGTGCCGTTAACTGTTTGGCAACGTAGGATGAAACGAACTAAGTGCTTAGGCGTGCTCACGCTCCACCCGCTTTCTGTGTGGCGGCGTGCGCTGCGATGGACTGCACAAGCGCGTGCGCTCCGTGCGGGTCTTTTATTTCTCCATCAGAATTCGACCATAACGGGTGTCGGTCGCTGTAGTAATGCGCAAAAAAGGCAGCCTCGTTCAGCAATCGAGCCAGCTCAGCGTTCGCGCTGCTCAGGGCAGCCTCTCTATCTACTCCGCGCTGAACCATATCAGCGGACACTCTAGCGCGCTGTTCGGAAGCTGCGGATAAATTGTCGAAAGCCGCCACCATCGCGGCGTTCTCGCGCTCGAGCTTGGATCGTAGGTGGTTGCTCGACCTCTCTAAATCTCGCATCCGATCTTTAACATACTTTAAACCACACTCTCGTAATTCATACGACTCGAATGCATCATCCGTAATGGGCGTTCTCGGCGTCGGCACGCTGGCGGGGGGGTTGTCGGTAGTCATTTCAGTTTGATGTTTACCTTGCGTTCGTTCCTTCGCTTAGAGCGGTAGTTTCTGTAACGATGCGAATGCTCCGCCGCATAATCACTTAACTGTTGGCGCTTGCTCCACGACAAAATAAGCACAAGCAGGAAATGGATAAAGTCGTGGATGGACTCTTTCATTTCTCTTCCTTGTCTTTCCTATTGGACATCATCCTGCAAAAATTACCCCACATATTATCAATGATACACAGCACCATAAAAACAATAACACAGGTGCAAATAGGGTGGGCTGTGCAAAAGTCTTTCATATTGGAATAGCCTGCTTCATTACATTATCGCTTGATCCATTAGTCAGCTGCTTCTGCGCTTCCTCCGCTTGTTGGAGCTCCTTCATTGCTGTCTCTATTTCGAGAAGGCACTCTACGGACAACTTCAATTTATGGAGCGGAAGCACGTTGTGATTTATGGTCCCTGTGTGCTCGATTGTCAGCTTGTCAGAATATCCACGTTTCGCGTTATAAGTTCGGTTGGCAAAGATTACCGCAAGTGGATGGCCTTCCTCCGCAAGCTTCAACAGTCCTTTCTCAAAGAAATTCCCTTTGTGCCACTCCATCTCTCTTATCAGCTGTTGGAACTTAGGATCCCGTTCTCCCCATCCCTGCAAGATGCCTAATGGTACATTGACAATGCGGCACGCCTCACTCGCATTGAAGTTTGTCGCTATCATGGCATGGAGCCATAGTTGCTGTCGTACTCGTGTAGGATATCTGCCTAATAGTGTCTGGGTAAGCTCATGTCCATTCTTTTGATCGGCATTCCATTCTATCTCGTCCCACAGCTTGCGCATATCCTCAGATAGATGGTTATACACATAATCTGCGTACTTCTCTGTTTTCTCAGTGTCTTTCCTTGCTAAGTCTATCGCATATCTGAGGGCCTCATGCTTTTGCACCCATCCGTTGAAGTTAGTAATATGGATATTTAGAGCACGCGCTAGCTCCATGTTACTGAGCCCTGTCTTGGCTAAGATGTATGCATCTACGGGCACTCTGTCGTTATATTTCGTGGGAGTTCCTTTAGCCATGGGATTTAGTGCTTTCCATCATTTTGCTCCACTCTTGCTCTGTGATATTCTCTGTGGGCGCTGAGCAGCAAACAAAAAGGCTGACCTCATTAAATCTACCATCGGGATGATAAGGACCGCACAAACTACCATATCCTTCTTCCTCTTCAGTGTGGCACGAAGAACAGCATTCAAAAGGCCTGATCTTTTTCAGATCATCACAGTACAGACAAATCATGGTAGTTCACTGCGCTTATACAACGACAGGATGTGGAAATACAATGCTAATCCTTGAGGATATTCTGTTTGATTGCTTTCATGCGCCTGCGTTGATGGTTTCGGGCTTGGGTGAGATGATAATCACAAAGGCTCGCATAAGTTCCGTCGGGATACCGCTTGCGAGCTTTGAGGCAGCGAGGACATTCAGGATGTCCGTCTAAGGTTACTCGCTGTTGAGGGACAGGAGGAGGCTCCACAAGGATCAATCCTCGCATTCTGAGTCGCGCACGCTCTAATGGTGTGAGAGCTTGGATCATTTGCGCAGAAAAGCTTTCTTATTGATTACAAACAAAGGTTTCTTTTTAGCCACAGCCTTTGCACACACCTCTTTGAGAATGTTCTCATATCCTATTTGCTGCGCTTCCTCTATCATCTTGATTTCGTCGTCCAAGTAGTAGCGAGCCTTCTTGAGATCCTTGAGCGAAGCGTCTTTGAGTCCTGCTCGCCACAAATACTTAATGACGTTGCCAATGTTGAAGCTATGATGGCGCACGACAGTGATGCACTCCACGCCACTTGGATGTTGGTTGTAGTGCGCGGCTTTTTGGATTTCGTCGAATTGTTTTTTCATGTTAAGAGTTCTTTATTTCCTCCTCCAGATTGTCTAATTGGATGGCAAGCTGATCTCGCTCAGCCATAACCATCGCCACATCACGAATAACCTTTTCAGTTGGAACGCCCACCTGGTTGATGATTTTAAGTGCCTCGGTTATTTGTGCAGCAGTGGGTTCCATTACGCTTTGTCAGCTCGCTCTTGCGCAGCTTTATCCGTGTAGGTTAGTGAAGCGTATCGTTTGGAGAGCTTGGCGATGTTTCCTTCTATTGTCACTTCGCGCTTAACGCCAAGCGAGGCGCGAAGTCCCTCCATGTAGAACTCCAAGTCTCCGAGCTCCTCAATGACATTCTCGATGTCGATGCCTTTTTGGTATATCGCTGCTTTCTTTATTGCGTCAAGCAACTCCCCTGCCTCCCCACAAATACCCAAAGCCATATGAAGCCGGTGTGCGTTCTCGGGGGTTAAACCCATAATGATTGACTGTCCTGATTTAGCAAGAGCTTTGACAAGCTCTGGGTGTGTTATTTGATTTGGTTCCATAAAGTAATTTGTAGTTGCGAGCGTAGTCACGCATGTAATTGGGATTTCGTTTGCGCCATTCGGCTCCGTATCGTTTCCAATAGGCTTTGATATCCTTTGTTTTGGATCCCCACGGCGCTTTCATAAATTATAGTGAGCAGTTTCACCACATGCTCAGGTGGTCCAGCTTCAACTAACAATTCCTGCGAATCGACGCGCAGGAAATTCAAGTTTGGTTTTCGTAGGTGAGTTTGAAGTTATTCTTAACGAGGAGCTCCAGCGAGGGAGCGTCTGCGGCGTACTCAGTGGGGTCAGGGATGCCTGCGAGGTAGAATGCCTCTCTGCGCTCGATGCAGGTACCACAGCGCCCACAATGCAGAGGACCCCCAACATAACAACTCCAAGACTCGCGCAAGTCAACACTAAGCTCCGCAGCTCGCTTGACAATATCGGCCTTGCTCATGTGAATGAACGGACGAATAAGTTCGATCTGGCGATAAGTGCCTTTGTGGATGGCGCCTGCCATGTTGATCATGAAATCCTCACGGCAATCAGGATAGATCGCGTGGTCGCCGGCGTGAGCTGCAATGACAACACCATCCGCCTCGAGGCTCTCGGCAAGGCCTGCTGCGATCGACAGCATGATGCCATTACGAAACGGCACCACCGCGTGCTTCATCACATCCGCCTCATAGTGGCCAGGAGGGATCGTGCCGCCTGACATGAGCAAGTGACTCTTGAAGTAGTGGCCGATGAAGCCCAGCGGGAGCGTGTAATGCGGCAGCTTGAGCTTGTCCGCGTGCAATGCTGCAAAAGGAAGCTCTTTCGGGTTGTGCTTGCTGTTGTAATCAAAGCTAGCAACACCCACCACCTGATAGTCGTTGTGAGCTGCGATATGGTGTAGTGCTGTGACTGAATCCATTCCGCCTGAGCAGAGGACGATGACTTTTTTCATTTGATGTATATTTGAGTTGGAGAGGTTGAGCAGCACTTTCTCCTTCGCTGTTAAAATCCACTCTTGGAAGTGTCCGCAGAGGCGCAAGCAACGATTGACACCCCACCTCGAGCTTTCTGTGTGATCTGCACATGGACACGGTGAGCGACGAGGGCTTTCTGAATGTCGTGTGCAATAATAGAGGCAAACTTCTCACAGAAGTGACCCTGGTTGCGGAAGTGCTGGAGATAGAGTTTGAGACTCTTGCTTTCCACGCACAGCTCGGAAGGCTGGTATTCGATTTCCACTTTGTACCAATCCGGTTGATTAGTGACGGGACAGTTCGCCGTGACTTCGTCGCTAATGCACGTGACACGATGCACGCCCTTGGGTGTTTTGAACGTGTCAAATTGAGTGAAGCGAGTCACCTTGCGGCCAAGTGCTGCGGTGGAAGGCAGAGGTTGTTTTTTCATTGTCATTATATTATCGCTGTGTTCATAAAAAGAGCGCCGCAGGATAATCCAATAACCTTTGGCGCTCTGATTGTACTTACCCGAAGGGCTAGGTACAAAAGTATTCGCGGTTGTCAATGCACGCTGTCACGCGACCTACTCGCAATTGATCGAAATCATTTTGAGTGGAAGGCCACGGAGCAGGAGGGCAGTGACGACTATTCCTGTCGTATGCTGGTCCACCTGGTCCTGCGGGAAAGAAGATTGCAGGCGCTTTTGTGCGCTGTGTGACTTTGTGTGAGATCAAAGTCAGATGCTTACCCCGAACCTCAAAGGTGGATTCAACACAATGATCCGATCCCGTGTGTGCTTTGTCAAAGCCAACAACCCTGGATTTGCCTTCAGCTGCAATTGTAGGCGCATTACGCATCGCTAGCGTGTGCGGCAGCGTTGCGACGTTGGTTTGTGCGGGCTTTGCAGCAGCAGGAGCTAGCTTTGCGGCTGCTTCGGCACGAGCTGCACGATTGCGGGCTTTGTTTTCTTGGCGTTTATTCATTGGATTTTATTGTTTGGTTGGAGTGACGTTCTTAACTGTCGGGAAGGTAACAAAGGGAGCCACGCGGCGGATTAGCTCGATTCCCTTTTTCTCTTGATGGAAGTTGCTGATAGAAACCGCTGTGGCGAGTTTGAGGAGTGTTTTGACATTGCGACCTGAAATGCAAGGAAACTCTTTGATTAGAGTTTCGATTTCTTTGTCAGTGAGATCCACGTCGTAGTTGTCAGACAGCACACGCCAGATTTGCTTGAGGCTGTTCGCATCAGGCAAATCATATTTGATGTGAGCAATAGCACGAGACATGATGGCGTCGTCAATAGCGTCAGGGCGGTTGCTTGTCATGAACAACACACCTTGGAAGCGTTCGAGCATACGCAGGAACACTCCGACAATGGCGTTCTGCTGGAGATCGTTTTCACGCGCTCTCACATAGACGTCAGCCTCGTCAATAAGAAGGATGGCGTTCCAGCGGGTGGCTCGTTTGAGCACGACACCTAACTGCTCCTCCAACTTTTCTTCTTCCGTACCAAGCTGGGCGCATTGGATAACGTACAGCGGGCGTTTGATTTGCTCGCTGTACACCTCTGCGGTGAGCGTTTTGCCAGTGCCAGGCAAGCCTGTAGCAATCACAATCACGCCACCTACTTTTCCTGTCACAATGTCTTCCATGTGATGCGCAGCTCCCTCGATCAGGACGGTGACAAGCTCCTTAACTGCGGCAGGAAGGATCAACTTGCTCTCTAGATTCGTCTTGTAGACATAGGGCTTGAGTGCTGTGACGTGCGCAGTGATGAATTCGTGAGAGTCAAGCGAGAAGATTTGGATATAAGGATGGATTGGTTTGATAAACGTGTATTTCTTTATCAAATCTGTTGCCTCCGAATCTTCAGGCTCGTCGTCTTTATCGTTCTTATTGTTCTTCCACCAAGCACAGTAACGCTGCGTGCGCTCGTGTTTGTCGTCGTCATCCCGTTCCTTCTCGTCATCAGGATCACCATCATTGTCAATAACGACACGAGTAGGAACACCATCACGAGTCAAGGAGATCGTTTTTTCGTTTGAGCTGCGCCACCAGTTGCTGCTTTCTCTTTCAGCAAATCCGTAACCAGAGGCAAGAAACTGAGTGCCTGTCATTGTAAGGAGCTCTTTATATCGAGATAGATGCTGCTCCCACAAAGCGAAGCTTTCAGGCGTCTCGCGGTACAGTTCTTCGTCTTCCATTACTTCCGAGACCTTGCGCCGTCCCAGCACCGTGTCTTCGCCAAACCTTACACTTTTTTCTTGTGCTTCACCGTCAAAAATAGCTTCCATCTTTAGATAGACAAATGCAGGATGGCGATACCCGTCTCTGTAATACGCTGCATGATACTCACAATGTACGAGCAAGTAAGGCACGAGCACACCATCGTCATTGTGCGTGAAGACAAAGCGATGCTCAGCCTTGCGGATATACTCAGTGATAGCGACTTCGAGTGCAGCTAGCGTCTTGACAGATTCTCCTTCGGGGTTGCGCTTAAGGATTAAATAACTTGACAGCTTCGCGTGCAACGCATGGTTCGCATTAGCCGCGTGTTGAAGTATTTTTGCCGTGTTCTCTTCGCTGAGATCCTCAGCGTTAAAGGCGACACGTTGTCCGCCTGTCTTCCATCTGAGATCCTCAAATAGTTTCTTAGCGGCTTCAAGTGAGCCAAACGCGGTTTCGAGGAATTGTGCTGATGCTGTTAATTTCATGACTTTGGATTTTTGTGGTTGTCGATTACTTTAGTTTCTGGATGAAGGCGATGGCCTCGTCAACACGCTCTTTCGGCATGAGGTCGCGACGGGCCACGCTCTGCGTGATATGCATGGAGTAATTGTAGCAGAGCAAGTCATCCCAGTCTTTCCCCATCTTATCGAGGATCAGAATGCGCGACTCACCGTAGGAGGTTGAGATGGCAAAGTGCCCGTCGGGGACAGAACACTCGGGAAAGATGCGCGAGGGCACAGCGGATTTGGCTTTGATATTGCGCAAGATAGCTGCATCCGTATGGCCATCTAGTGAAGCTTCCATAACAGCTTTCTTTTCCTTGGGCTTGGCGTCTGCAAAGAAATCATCGTCATCGTCTCCGAAGTCAATGAGTGGTTTGGTGGACTTGAGCATCTTGGAAACTGCTGCCGTGCGTCCAGGTTTTGGTTCTTGTTTCATTTGGATTTGATTGTTGGTGTTATTATCGTTAGCGGTTGACTTTGCGGATGTCACGCGCCAGCTTTTGCTCGCGTGCGTACTTGTCTTTGGCGGCTTTGCGCTCTGCCATCTTTTCTCTGTCTGCTTTGTTGAGACGGCATTTCATAGCGTAGGTGTAGACGTCAATGACAGTCATTTGCTCAGCGCGGTGACCGCGAGCACGAGCAGGACGAATGCTAATGATGTCTTGGATATCACTTCCATTGCCGGGAATGAGCGTAACAGCGAGGCGCTTGCCGCTGTCGGGTCCGTAGAACCGTGACAGCGGAGTAAGGGCGAGGCGATGGACTTGTTTCTTTAGTGGTGTCATTTTGTTTGGATTTTAACTGACCTGGAGTTGCTTAACAGCTGAAACTGATTTGATGACTGGGCGCTTTCCGAAGGCGAACGAGGGATCGTCTTTGGAGGGCTCAAGTGTAACAGCAAAGGTAATTTTATCGCCGATGCGCCGATCCTGAACATGCTCAGACGGTATCGTGCAATACACTTTCGCACCGGATTCAAGTTCGACAATCATCTTGAAAGTGTCGCCGTAGAACTCGCTGTGTTGGGTTTTGAATTTGACGATGGTCCCTGTTACGGTGACACGGCCGCTAGGAGCGATTGCAGCCGGGTTCGCAACGCGCTGCGCACGCTCTGCGGCCCACTTACGATCCCGTTCCATGCTCGTGAGTACGCAAGAGATTTGACGCTCGCTCAGCTCGCCGTAGGTTTCCAACTTGCTGAGCACGTCTTGCGCGAAACCGTTCTTGGCGTGCTCAGGCTTGGAAATGTCATTCACCGCTTGCTGGATGTCAGGATGCGCTTCGAGGAACGCAAGACGCTTCTTGAATAGCGCGACACGCTTTGCCTCTGTGCTCGCTTTGCTGCGGATGCACTTCATCCTGAATTCGCTCGCGTTGGGAATTGACAGACGATGGACGCAGATATCGCCGAAGCAGACGCGCTGGCCGGTAGGGATGTGATCCGCTGCGACAACGTAGCGAACGGTTCCATTTCCGCAATGCGTGCAACGATGCGCAGAGCAGTTTTTGGAAAGGAACAAGGCTTCCATTTCCCTGCGATGCGCTTCCCTCCACCGTTGCCAAACTTCCAAGTCCATTCCCAAGACATACTCGGGCGGCTTATTGTCAAAGTAGTCAACAATGACATACTGCGTCGGATCAAAGTTGACGGGATTGTGGATGGTGCTCATGACGTGAGCTTTCCTTTGATGTGTTTGCAGACGAGGGTTTCGATCGTGTACTGATTGGGAAGCAGGCCTGTCATTTCTTGGACATATTTATCGAGGCCTGCGCGAACTTGGAAACGAGCAGCTTGGTCGATGCTCGTCCATTGGATTTGTGGAACTTTGCGAGTGTGGACGACATCTATAACGAAAGTGACTTCTTTGAAGTAGAGGTCGCGCTCGGCGTCTTTGACAACGTAGAGTAGGAACTTTTTATCGGAGGGCATGTTATTTGGATTTTCTGTTGTGGTTGTTCGTTTACGAAACAAAAGGAGCGAGATGAGAAATTGGAAAACGCTCCCGATTAGGAATTCTACCTACGCCGTATTTTGATCCCCACATATGGTGGACGGAACGCGAAGTGATATGCACCGCATGGAGTTGCCCTCCTGCGGTCCAGCACACGCTTTTAACTCCTGATTTTCCTAATCCTAAAAGGACCGCGGTGCGCTCCCAAATGGAAGCTGTGACTAGTCCTGTTTCTTTGTTGTGCCAGTTGCCGTTGATTGAATAGTTGTCGATTTTCATTTTGGATTTTGTTTTTAACTTAACTGATTACAAAAGCATAAGTTTGTAATCCAAAACCGCAAGCAAAATCTTCCACCTTCTAACATTTTTAGTTGCCGTGACTGCCAACGACTTACAAAATCTCCAAGTCGCTTGTCAGGAAAAGTGCTCAGGATTTACCACCTCAAAGAAGTTTGCGAGCGTAGTCCCCCAGATGTCTAGCGGTACAACTCCTGCAATCATTCCCTTGCCTTTGAACCTCACCGCAACCTTCATCCGCATGAGAGGAGTGGTGGCATAAAGTTTGCTGCCTGACTCCTTGAGCAGTGAGAACAAGCCGCACGACATAAAAACAAAAGGCTGGCGCTTGTCGCGTTTCGTAATAAGCATCCATTCCGTATTCGCTTCGTGTGCGGCTTCGTGCGCTTGCTCAAGGAACGCTTCAAACATTTGCTGCACCGCACCCTGTGGCTTGTCGAGCAAATGAGTAACTGTGGAAGAATCGTTTTTGTATCCGCACTTCAATTCCAATGTAACTTTGTCAAGCAGTCCGCGTCCGCTGGGATGCACCGCAGCAATGTCTCCGTAGGATCCGTAAGTGCCCTTTCCTCGTGCGCTGTTGTTTGTGGCACGCCCTCCGCTTGCTGCGCTGCGCCAAAACACATTGCTTTCAGTACCACGCGACCACCACATGGACAGTTGACGGCAAATCTCCCTTTCAAAATCTTGTCCTTTGGTGCGTCCACTCATTTTATTTCCTTCCAATGCGTGCGAATGCTCTGTGGATTACGAAGCAAAATCTTTGAGCAAGCAACAGCATCACGTTTTAGTGCTACCATGCGCCTCAAAATATCGTCTTCTCTTTTGGTCCAGTTCCTCTGCTTGTCGAATCCATAAATTCCACTGAGGGTGTAGTCTGTGAACTCAACGTCTCCCGAAAGCACTCGCAGGATTTGATCTCTGATCCCTGCATGAGACCTATCGAGCATGTAGCCAATCTGGTCAATTAAAGCCCCGCGCAAAAACAACCACAATAAGGAGTCCGTGTCTTTGAGCGTCCACGAATCCTCTTTAAAGTCCAAATGTTGCTGTTTTTCTTTTGGCACGGTGAGAAATAGGATCTTTGTCGCGCAAGCTTTCGATGCCTAGCGTGTCACAAACTTCACGCCAGCCCTCTTGCGAGATGCTGTCTTGTTTGAATTCAAATGTGGGAGTCCCTTTGTAAGGGAGTTGGACTAAGGATTTATTGCGACGAGCTGTTTCGCGCCCTTCTTTTCCGCAGATGGCTTTGTAGGATTTGAAATGAGGGGGCAGCGTGTTGTTGATAAACTTTATCGCGGTTTCTTCTCCCACTCCTTTGATACCCGGCACTTCGTCGGTGTGACAACCTGCTAGAGCCCGCACACGCGCCCATTGCTCTGGTTTTACGCCCCGATCCTTGCAAAAGCCGGCGTAGGTCGTGATTTTGTGCTTCGTGGGATTGTAGAGGCTTACGTTGGAGTCAAGGAGCTGGTAGAGGTCTCCGTCTGCGCTGATGATGATGGCTTCGTCGTCTCGTGAGAGCGACTGTGTAATGCTCGCAATAATGTCGTCCGCCTCGTACCCCTCGCAGCCGCAGATATTATGATAGCCAATCTTTGGAAGGTACTGAGTGCGCAGGAGGTTGACTTGCTCGTGGAGGTGTTGGCGAATATCTTGTTTTTCTTTGTCGTCGGGAGCATGACGTTTTTCTTTGTAGGAAGGTAGGAGCGTGCGGCGCTTAGGTACGCCTTGGTCAAAGCAAAAAATAATGTTGTCGGTGCCAAACTGATCTTGGAATTGAGTGATGGAGCTGAGGAACCCAAAGACCACACCTGTCTTTATCGCACCGTGTGACAGCTCGCCCATCGTGTGATATAGCCTGTAGGCCAAAAAATTACAATCCAAAATCAAAAACGTCTTTGCCATTATTGGTAGCGGGATTTGCGATGGACTTCACACGCGGCTTCAATCTCTGCCCACACCTCACCGACAAGCGCACGGATGTCTTGCTCTTTGTTCTGCTTCTCAATTTGGCTGACTACTTGCTCGCGTGTGCCTTGTCCTCCTAACTCCTCAGCGTATATTTCTCCGTCTTTCACTTTCCAGTGCTTCTCCTGCACTAAGTAATCCACACACGCGCCAATGTCGTCAAATCCCACGCTGTGGTAGATAGGAATTGTCACGGAGCGGTCTTTTCCCGTGAAGCGATTCTTACGGATGCGGACTTCGGCGACGATACCAATGTCGCGTGCCGTGCCTTTCACTGTGCGCTTCATGTGCTCTTTCACACTGCTCCACATTTCAAGCATAGCGTAGAACTTGAGCGCCTTGCCGCCGCTCCTTGTTTTCTTCTCAAAGCCAAATCCCAAGTTGTCCCGCGTCTGGCTGATCACAATCAAAATGGAACCAGTGTCTTGTAGCAGCGCCACAACGCTCGGAAGGTTCTGTGAATGGATGCGAGCTTTTTCCACTCCATAGCTGCCTGCGGCATCTTTTCCTTTCTCAAATGCTTCCTTCTGCTCCTCAAACTTGTCGGTGGCGGCTTTGCTCCCTAAAGCATTTTCACTGTCGAGCACATAGACACAAGGCTTGTCCGCTTTGAGGCAGTCGGACAAATTGTAGTAGAATTCCTCCACGGTGCGGCTGCACACAGGGTTTCCTTCTTTGTCGTAGCGAGGTGCTTGGATGCGGGCGCTGATCTTCTCGCCAAAGAACTTTTCAAACATGAGTGCGCCTCCTTCCGCATTGTCAAAAATGAGTTCGTAATCGTCGAACTTGGTGTTGATGGCAGCTTCCGCGAAGCAGGTGCCCGCCAGGACCGTCTTGCCGCTCGTGCTGTCGCCTACCACTAAGTAGAAGCCGCCTCGAGCAAATGCACCGTTAGGGCGCCCGCTGCACGCGCAATTAAGAAGCGTACTCCCCGAACTCAGCATCCCACGATAAGGGTTTACCTTTTCAGGTTTGGCGCGCATTGCGGATTTGATGTCTTGAGCTGTTGCCATAAAATAAGGAGCCGCCTTGCACAGCTCTGGGAGTTCCTTGCCACTCCTAAGTAGTCACAGTTCGTTGTCGATCAATCCCAATCGTCATCCGCTGCGGCTTTTTTCTTTGCCGGCTTTTCCTCAGGCTCTTCTTCCTCTTCCACTTTCTTTTTCTTAGCGGGAGGAGCCTCTTCCTCTTCTTCGTCCGCGGCAGGCTTCTTTTTGGACTTAGGCGCTTCCTCTTCGTCCCAATCCGCATCAGCTTTCTTGCGGTCAGGCTTTTCCTCTTCCTCTTCATCAGCCGCGGCTTTCTTTTTTGCGGGCTTCGCATCCCAGTCGTCATCGTCATCATCCGCTGCGGCTGCTTTCTTTTTCGCAGGAGGTGCTTCTTCCTCTTCTTCGTCCGCAGGAGCGGACTTGCGCTTGGGTGGCGTTGCATCCTCATCGTCATCCGCTGCGGCTTTGCGTGAGGGCTTTTCTTCGTCCGCATCAGGCGACTCAGCATCTTCGGCCTCGAGCAGGATCGCCCGGAGCTTGTCGTAAGACAGAACTTTGAGCACGTCATCCAAATTGAACGCTTCGTCGACGATCGAATCCTCGTGCTGGCGTCCGCGTTCCTTGAAGTCGATGGAGGTGGTTTCGTAGAATGTCGCTTTGCCGTATTTCTTTTCACGGAACGTCACGACAAGCGTCATGCCGTTAGAAGGTGAATGGAATCGCTTCCACTCTTTGGTTGCTTGCTCTGAATTGATCCGCTCGTCAAGCAGCTTGCCGAACAGATGGAATGAGACATCCCAGAGCTGGATGCTGGCTTCGGGGTTCTTGCGATCGAACACGTTGAAAAGCTGACGCTCTTTAGCGCCCATCTCTTTCACCACCTCCTCATCCGCTCCCTCTTGTTTGGCGAGCTTGGCACGGTATTCACAGATCGGGCAGCGTTCGCCAGCCGTCTTTTTCGGACAGACGTAAGTGCCGCCTTCGGCTCCGATACCTTTGTGGACAAAAAAGGTGCGTTCGTAATGCAAGTCACCTTTTTCCGCATAAGGATTACCATCAGGCAGGTCCTTGCCTTTCTTAACTTCGTAGGGGATGATGTCGAGGTACATCGTGCCCGCTTTGGGCTCAAATAGCTGAGCACCTTTGGGAAGGTTAATGCTGTTGCTCGTGAACCCTCCTGTGTGATTTTTAGCGCGGTCGCTCGCATCAGTAACTCCGCGGCGTTCTCTCTCTTGTCGTGACATATGATTTATGTGGTTGGTGGTTGCTTTTTCTTTTGTTGTTCTGCGAAAAGTTGATTGGCGGCTAGGTAGCCGTAGCGGGAAAACTTCACAATGAAGTAAGCCGCGGCGGGAGACAGTATAATAAGTAAAAGTAGTTTTAAGAATTCCATATTGCTCAATCCTCGTCGTCGGCGAGTAAATCCTTGACGGTGGTTTTGCCTGCGCTGCGTGCGGCTTTCTTGTGCTCCTCGGCCATAGACTCCCGCGCATCCGCAGACGCTGAGTTCTTGGGATCAGCAAAGTATCCGCAGCGATGCAAGTCTACGAGCATAGTCAACGCTCGCTTGCGGTGCTCAATAGCTACGACAGCACCTGTCAACACATCTACCTTGTGACGAGCATTGAAATATACTGCCTGTGCTTCTTTATAGCGAGGGCGGCTAGGTATGGCAGCTTTGATATTGGCCTCGGTAGGTTTGTCCTTGAGTCCGAACTTGGTGGGATTCTCTCGAATCTTTAATTCAAGTTCAGATTGAGTAAGATCCATTTCAACTTTAGCCGCGTCCGCTTCTTTGCGAGCATCTGCTAGCTGTTGAGAATACTCAAAATATAGAGTCGCCTGTCCCAGCCACTCTTTGTCTAAGCGGAGCGGATCAATCTTTAAGAAATTGGGATGCATGTAGTATATTATCGCTTCTGGCTTAATACATAACAGGCTTGAACTAATCCTGCTTTTTTGCTGTCCCAGAAGTTGAATTGGAACTCTTTTAGTATTTCGTATGCTCGCGGGGAGGCGGGACCTGTATTTAGCATCACTGAAGACATATATGTCAACACCATCCACCTTAACGCTTCAGGATCCTCGTCAATAGTTTTTAGCAAAGCCGCAACTTTTGTCCAGGGCTGTCGATTAAGCAAAGCACGAGCTAATCCAATTCCTTGCTGCTGGGAGGCATTTCTCTCTATCACGTCCAGCTGCTCCGCAGCATCTATGCCTACAATCTTGTTCAGCAACACAAGAGCAGAACGAGCGGAACCTCCTGCACACTCTACAATCTTATTCGCCACCTCTTCTTTGATTGTAATAGAGGCTTGGGCGCAAACACTTTCTAGGAGCTGCTTTTGATAAGCATCGGTCATCTCCTTAACTTTTATTTCCGTGCAACGGGAAGTCACTGTCTTGAGCATCTTTGCCGGATCAGTAGTAGCGAGAAAGAAGTAAACGTGCTGTGGAGTGTCTTCTAAGATTTTTAGAAGAGCACTTTGTCCCTCTTTAGAGATAGCATGCGCTTCATCTACAATAAAGACGCGGCACGTTCCATGCAAGGGATGCAGCATCGCCCGCGTTCGCATACTACGGATCATGTCGATACCATTAAAGTCCGCGGCATTGATTTCTTGAAAGTCTCCTTCATTGCATCCCAGCTTCTTTGACACTAAACGAGCCAGCGTCGTTTTACCTGTTCCGCTGGGTCCTGTGAATAACAAAGCGTGAGGCAGCCGCTTGTCTTGCAGCATTTGTTTAAGCACACTCACGGCCTGCGGCTGCCCTATAACTTCTTTGAATAAAACAGGGCGGTACTTCAAATGGAGTTCTTTAGGTTCATTGGTCATAGTATTTTTAAGCTTGACAAGAAATAGTGTCTACCTCTTATCTCTTTTTTTTCGAGAGTTTTTTTCTCGATTAGGCGGCGGTCAGGTCGCAGTTGCAAGGTGTCGAGGGACCGCTGTGGTATTATCTCAACTTGGTAATTCATTTAATTTCCATTTGTTGAGTATCTCTAAAGCAGTACCTATAAAGCCGTCTTTGTCTTTGTAGTTATTACTATCTGCGACGGGCTCGATGGGTCGTTTGTCCCACCAGGACTTACCAATCGGACTTAGTTCAAACTCAACTGTTAGCGGAACTATAATCCATTTCCAGTGAGCAGGAAGATCCATATTGATAATGCGCCGCACGATTGCATAGAAAGCATCAATCTCATCAATAGCAATGTCAGCAACCACGGAGTCATGCACTTGTCCCACCAACTTTGTTTTCATCTTCAAGCGGCGCAGCTCTTTTTGGAGCTGGATAATAAACCAAAGCAAACAGTGAAACGCAGATCCCTGGACCGGATAGTTGATAACTTCGTTCTTGCGGAAGACTCCGCTAACATCAAAGCCCGTAAGAGTTTTGAAGCAGCCTTTCTTGAGATAGTCTTCGTACCATTTCTTCTTCCACTCCGTGTAGACACTGAAACGATTGTTCCAAAAGTCGTCCTCTACTTGCTCCACATGGTGTTGGAACGTGCCTTTGAGTGGATGTCTATCTTCGCCGCCTGGCTCCCAATCTCCTAGGCTCGTGATGCCTTTTTGTTTCAAGTGCTCGCGCAACGACGCACCATCCACCACAAGCTTAGAACGATCGATTTCTTCCCATAAGGATTTAGCGCAGGACTGCCACCAGTCTCCATAGAACTCAGGAAACACAAATTTATTCTTTGCTGCATGACGGATCTGTTTGCTGACTTGCGCCTTCTTCAGCTTGTATATTTGCATCGCCATGTCACGGTGCATATCTTTCGTGACGTCTGTAATATACTCAATCATCACCGGGTCTTTGTGATAGCAAGCACCTACACATACCTCCGCCCCTTTGAAGTCAATTTCGCCTAGTACATGGCCTTCACTCGCTATAAATGAAGTCCGGATCAACTTTCCCATCTCTGCGTCACGTACCGGCTGGTTTTGAAAGTTAGGAGAGTCACACGAGCTTCTAAAAGTAACTACCAAATGGAGATTATAGACAGGATGACACCTATCTCCTACTACTTCGCGACGAATTCCTTTTAAGTAAGTGCCTTGCGCCTTCTGCAGTTTCTGATATTTGAGCCAGCCTCGCACACAGCCCAAGTCAATTACCTCGAGGTCCGCAATTTCAGTTGAAGGTCGCCCGCTCGCTGTTTTAGCTCGAGACTTGAAGCCCATGCCTCCTTTGTCTGTGGGACTAAATAAGATTTCACCAAGCTGCTCGCGGCTATCTAAATTCATCTTCACACCAAACCGCTTCTGCCACATCCGACCTATGTCGTGTGTACGCAGCTTGTCTCTCAATGCTTTTATCTTGATGTCAGACGACGCTATCGCTTTGTCAAGGTAGTCGACATCCACTCGAATCCCATCACTCTCCATTTGCGATAGCGCAAGGATCCCTTCGTGGAAGAGTTCATATCCTGCATGAGTGGAGGGAGTCAAAATCATTTGCGGAACATCTTGTCTTGTCTCTTTGCTACTTTGTATTCGAGCAGCGCATCCATGGCGCAGTAGTGCAGGAGCTGGCGCAAGTCGATTTCACTTTTAGCTAGGTTCGTCTTTTTGTCTTTCACACCTTGCAAGAATTGTTTGATGTGATCATCGTAGGAAGGAACACCAAGCAGCGCGAAAGCTTGGAACTTCAAACCCGTAATTCCTTCCCTGTTGTCAAGACAGTGAGCCGCCAGCATAGTGTCCCATGCCCAATGCCTCACTCCTTTTCCAAAGAGGAATTTAGTAAACCTATTTTCATACTTCATGTTGGAAGCGATGAAATGGCAGTTGTCATTCCAAAGCAGCTCCTTGGTTGCTGAAATAGCTTCACCATGCCAGGGGTATGCGATGGTCTGCTGACCTTGCAGACAAACCGATGCGCAGATAACCTCTGCGCCCTCATATTCTGGCTTTAGCGAGGTGGCTTCGTAGTCAAAGGCTAGTTGACCCCCTCGGCGTGCAAACACTCGTAGAATCTCCGCTGCTTTGTTCGTGTCTATTACCACTTCAACATCCTTTTCCCAATCAGGCACTGTTTCCCAAGGTCTCGCTTCGTGCGCAAAAGCTTTCTCGAGATGTGCTGCAAAGAATATGTCAAGAACCTCGTTGTGTTCACGCAACAAATAAGAAGGGTGGTAGGTGGGACAGATCCACGCATTCAGTTTCTGGCAGGGTATATTCCATCCGACCCAGCGTGACAGCTCGCCTACACTCTCTTTCCAGATTTCACCGATCACTGATTTAACTGCGGAGCCTCCTAGGAGAATAATCACTCGCGGCTTTAGTTCGCGGATGGCGCGCATCACATTCGGGCGGCAGTATTCAATGGCTTTAGGGTCACTTATTTTGTTGTCAGGCGGACGACAGATTAGTGCGTTGGTGACCCAGCAATCTTTGTCAAAGTCAACTCCGATGGCTTTCAGCGTTGTGCGCAGCAAGTCACCCGCTTTCCCAACAAACGGCCTTCCGCGTTCGTCCTCGTTAGCTCCGGGAGCCTCACCAATAACTAAAACTCCTTTTCGTCCTTCACCATAGACAGGCATCTTGGGACTTTTGCATGTTTTGGACAAACCACAAACACCACAACGAGGCAAAAGTGAAGGCGTGGCTGTGGGTTTTAAAACAGCCGAGGCAGGGAAAAAGCCGCGACTCATGTCTTATTCTTTGACAGGAGCGAGGCAGGCGATGAAAATCCACTTACCGCCGTTGACTCTTAATCGACCCTCGGTGATTTCAGCCTCATTAAAGTTCTTGGTGATTTCAATAAGCATGAGCGGAGCAATCATGAACGCGAGTGCGGGACCTGTATATTTTAGTTCTTTGCGTTCTTTGTACCAGCCGCTTGCTCCTGTGCCTGTGATGCGCAGCTTTCCCGGGCGCAGCTCGACTAACACTTGCGCCTTGTCGTCGTTCTCTTGCGCGAATACTGCCGCCTTGTCAGCAGCATCGCCTAAGCCTTTCGGCAAGTGGATAGGCTGTCCTTTCACTTTGAGTAGCGCGGAAAGGTCGTGGTAGTTCTCAATGAAACGACGACAGGAAAGCATCAGCCCTGCCGGGTTCTTGAAATGGATCCAAGTATCCGTTTCACAGAACTGAGTCATCCCAAGAAGCGCCACGTGCTTGATCGAATCACGCCGCACAAGGATGTCCTGTTTGATTTCCGTCGCTACTTTGACGCGAGTCATTTTAGAGTTGTCACACGCCTCCACATAGGTCGGAGTGATGTGGATGCACGTCAGCGCAAATTGGGATTCATCACTCGAGGCGCAATGCTGCACGAGATCAATCGCCTCCTTAAAGGATTCGTCCAGCGCAAGCCACTTGCCGGGCTTCTCGACTCCCGAGATCGGAAGCTGGATTTCGGCTTCACAAGTGACACCGCATTCGCGCTTGGTGCCGATAATCTTGATTTCACCCTCACCTGCTTGGATTTCAAGCTCCTCTTCAGGCAGCTTGCGCAGAATCGAAAGCAGCGCAGCAGAACGCACCGCGCCTTCAATGCCGATGTCACATTCTTGTGTGCAAGCAATTTCGTCGTTGAACGTGATCACTTTTCCGTCTTTGAAAACATAGCACGAGCTTTGCTCGATGATCTCTCGACTAGAGAGACCCGCTTGAACGGATTCAAGCTGAAGGAGAAACTTTTCGCGGTTTATGGTTTTGCTCATGTTTGTGGTAGGTTCTGAATCGTTGCCAGGCGGTGCTGCCTTTAGTATTGGTTTTAAGATCGTAGAAGGAAAGCATGATGAACGGATTGTGCTCTTGGATGAGACGCTCCGGGAATACGCCCGCCCCACTCACACCTGAAAAGAAAATGCGCGTGTGATCTCCTTCCTCCTTAGGCAAAGGAAGCTTCGGGAGCTTGGGAATAGATTCGTTCATCAGTGGACGAGGCCGAAGCCTTTGTCAGGATTAGTATATTGGAAAGGGCGAGGGTACGGAAGCGACTGCGCGAACAATTGAAAGTACACTACATTCGCACGAGCGCGGGCTTCATAACAACTCGTCACGCCCCACACGTCTTTTGTCCCTAAGGGCGTACCGATACGGTCCAGCCACTCCTCCACAATCCTGCGCGTGTCTTTGGTGAGATTGAGAACGTGTCCATTCTTATCATGGATCGTTGTGCTCTCTTGGCTGACTCCGATGATGTAAGGCGGCTCAGTGAAAACGTACTGACCTTTCCGCTTGTGCGGAATGAGAATACGTCCGTAGGCAGCAATCTTGATCCAAGAGGCTGAGTCAACCGACCACCAAGGATAGCGAAGCAATAGCTCCCAGCTTGTCATCGCAAATCCGTGCGTTCGCACAAGTGGCAGCTTGTGCGGAGCGGGACAGAGGAAATGAAATACTTTGTCAGCCCAGGGCAAAAAGGAACTTTTCGTGATGCCTTGTCCCAATCCGCCGATGCCTATAAATGTGTGGCCGCGTTCAATATACTTGGCAAACCATTTCAGCTCCGAGTGGCAATGGATAACAGGCAAGGGCTTCAATCCATACTCTTCTTCGAGCAGCATCGTAATCTCCCAAGTCTTTTCGGGATTGTAGATGGCGTCAAGGGTAACGTAGTAATCTACCGCGTGCTTGTAATGTTGGATGAAAGAGGCATAGGATTCAAGGAACTTGCGGAACTCGGATCCTTTTTTAAGGTCGAAGAACTTGTACTTATCTGTCAAGCTCAGCGCATCCTTGCGCTTATTGTCCGTGTCTGCTTCCTTGTTGTACAGCGAATGCGCACCGCTGTCAATGAACAGACTTCCGATGCGTGTAGGAATTCCCTCGCCTCGAAACTTCGGCTTGGGTCCTAGCTTCTCTTTCTTCTCCTTGATCATTTGAGCAGAGAAATGAATTCAGCTCGCGTCTCAGGCTCGTCTTTGAACGCCCCGCGCAGAGCCATCGTGGTCGTTTCAATGTTATACCGACAGATGCCTCGAGACTCCATGCAAAGGTGACGAGCGCGAACAAACACACCTACACCCAGCGGCTTCAAGTGTTCTTGGATAGCATCTGCTATTTCTTTAGTCAGGCGCTCTTGTACCTGCAGACGGTGCGCAAAGATGTCAACAAGACGCGAAAGCTTGCTCAGCCCGACAACCTTGCCGCTGGGTATATACGCGAGCGACACGGTGCCAAAGAACGGCGCTAAATGGTGTTCACAGTGTGAATGGAATGGAATGCCGTGTTGGCAAATCATTTGATCATACCCCTCGCCACCGTCCTCAAATACTTTGAACACAGAAGCGACGTCTTTGTGGTAGCCTTCTGTCCAATGCTTCCACGCACGGCAGACCCGTGCAGGTGTTTCGCGCAAGCCCTCGCGCTGCACATCAGGAGCCAGCATAGACAACATGCTAGCAACTCGTTCTTCAAATGGCTTGCTGCCTTCAGAAATGTCTTCCATATTAGTAACCTAGTTCAGGATTGCCGCCTAGAGGCGCGAGTGGTTGCGTTCTATTATCGAGAGCATCAGCACGAAAGAGTTTGTGGAGTTGATATCCCGCTCTCCAAGGATCTCCTGTAAATTTGACTTGGTGTGTTATGGCTTTTAGAATAGCAGGATCGTTTCGTTTCGACCACTCAGGATGTAGCCATATAGTTGCTCTTTTATCCATCCATGCTCCGTTTAACTCGAAAAACAACTTCTCATTCCAATAAGGAATATCAGCCGGTTCTTCAATAATCAATTTGAATTCATTTGCTGCACGAACTACAGACTCTAGGGCGGGCTTAGCCCATTTGTCTTTAGGGGATACTGTAATCCATTGAAAAGTTCCTTGAAGGGGATATGCTCCGCTTGTTTCAATGTGGAGGGGGATTCCTTTCAGCTCAGCACACACACTCAAAGTTTTAAGATTATGAATAGCGGGCTCCCCTCCTGTCAGAACTATAAACTTGGATTTTGAGGCTGCGGCTTCATTCACCAATTCAACTTCATTCATCCTCAAAATCTTATCGGGGATATAGTTGGGGTGCCATGTGCCTGCCGAATCACACCAAGGACAATGTTGTGGGCATCCAAATGTCCGAATAAAGAATGCTGAGCGTCCCATGTGAATTCCTTCCCCTTGGAAAGAATGGAATCGTTCTGAGATCGGAAGACTCATGCTTGGATGGAAAAGGTTGCGGAGTTGCGGCTATCTTCGTAAACAGTAACCTTGCAAACTTCCACGAACCGTTTCCCATGCCGGATATTATCTTTGAAGAAAAAAGTAAGATTGACTTGCTCCAACAGCCACTTCGCAAGCCCCTCAGCGCCGCAGTTCGGCACCACAACAATGGCAGCGAGCTTGGGTTCGCTCAACTGCGTTTTGAAAAAGGACAGCAAAGGATCCCCTTCATTGAGAACAAGTGTGTGGTCGAACAAGGCAGTAAGCCAATTCTTCAAATCCTTGAGCTTGCCGAAGTCGACCACGAAGCCATTGTCGTCAAGCTCGACGCAACGGAACGTGAATTTAAAATCCCAATTATGTCCATGGATCAAAGCACAGTGTCCATCGTGACTGTGCTGGCGATGAGCGAACGGAAATTCTTTGTATTTTTTTGAGCAAGTTATCATAGTAGGAAAATAAAAAAGGCTGCATTGTTAGTGCAGCCTATAATCGCAAGGACAAACGAAGAGCTTATTTCTTGAGAGCCCAACCGTCCGCCGTTTTGACAACGACCTTGTCAACGGAGCTGAGCTTCCAGAGACGCTCCTGCACCGTGGACTTGAGGCATTTGGACTTCTTGACGATCTCGTCAGTGGTCTGAGGCGTCTTGAGGAGCGCAGCGTTGATGGCGGCAGCGCCGCTACCGATGCGCGAACCGAACTTGTCCTTGCCTTCGCCCGTCGAGGGCTTTGCAGCGGGCTTGCTCGCTTTGGCAGCGGGCTTTGCAGCCGGAGCCGGCTTGCCTTTGGCGGGCTTGGCCGGAGCTTCCTCTTCTTCCTCAGCAGCGGGAGCGGCCTTGGAGGACTTGGTAGGCTTTGCGGCGGGCTTCTCTTCAGCCTCTTCCTCGTCGCCTTCGTCGATGGTGACGGAGCCACCTTCTTCGAGTTCGGCAGTGATGGATTTGAACAAGCCGCGGATTTTCTTGTCCTCGATGTCTTCGGGCTTGGTGATTTTCTTAGCCTTTTCAGGATCAGCGAGCATGGCGCCGAGCTTGGTGAACTTAACATTGAAACGCTCAGCGGACCATTTGTCGCAGTCCTCAAAATTGAGGGCGGCAAAGAGCGCGACGGCGTTGGCGAGTGTGATTTTCATGACTGTGTGTTTTTGTTTTGTGGTTGGTTGATACTTACTGTGACAGGGTATTATCGTATGGAGTTACCATCCGTCCGCAAGCTTTTTCCACACGGATTTCTAACATTTTTATCACGTGGAGCTAGTAAGGACTTATCAAAACAAAGAGCGAATGCACGGAGAAGCAAGCTCCATGCAGCCTGCCACATGGCAGCATTTATTCTCCGAATACTTAGCCCCGCGGCGAACAATCCAATTGAGTCTAAATCTATTTTCATCTTTCTCAGTAGCATTTTGATTGATGCCTACCATCCCCGTCACATGAGCTAGCTTTCGCTTGTCCTCGGAAAAGTTACTGCGCAACAAAAGCTCCTGGGTGTAACTGGCTGCGTCAGCTTGTGTGGCGGAAATCCCCAGCGCGTGCCAACGCTGGAGCAATCCTCGAAACTCACTCCATGTCGCATTGATGCGGTGTCGTTTTTCCTCTCCCGGGTTTGACTCTAAAAGAATGTCCATGTAATCCACAATAATGACATCAGGCGTCCAACTATCTCGCGCCCAAGATTCAAGCTGTTGATCCATAGCCGCAATGGACAAACTCGAGGAGGGATGAACAGACAGCCGCAAAAACTCTTCACTAGATCCCACACTCTCAAGCACCTCTTGGATCGCTTGTTGTGCTTGAGAGTGTGTCAGTCCTTTTTCAAACTCCATAGCCTCATGCTCCACGCTGATCTTCATCTTATTATCCGAATCTTTTTGCCATTCCATTGACAAAGGAAATCGAATTGGCGCCTCCGGAACTTCAATAGGATGCTGCGCGCCGCGCACCGCAAAGCGCAGCATCATTTCTTCTTGGCTCTCATCACCTACGGAAAAGAAAACAACGCGGCGACGTTGCAACATGCAGCGCCAAGCCAGCTCAACCATCCATGCTGTCTTGCCTCGCTTCTCAGGAGCAAGGAAAATAATAAATCCCTCCCGCGTCAACGACTGTCCGAAAAAGACACCCAATCCTCCTTTGAATTGAATAAGCGGCTCCTTGCGCTGTGCAAAGGCTTTCTTTAGAGCCTCCTTGTCTTTGAGAACATCCACATGCGATCCTGCTCCCATTTCCACAGAAGTAAATTTATCCGCATGGGCTTTTGCTTTGTCTACATCTCCGGCATCGAGCAAGCCTTGTAACTGCTCCGCAAGGCGCTCTAGTTTTACCCGCGTGAAGTGCCTCGCCGCTGTATCAATGAGGTATGAGCTATTTGATTCTTTTGCTAGAGATTCGTACTCCTCAGACAAGCCTGAAAGGAAACGCTCCACGAGCGCGACGGTGTCTTTGTCCTTTCCGTCTGACGCCCAGCTCTCGAACATCCCTTCAATGGATTTCTTAGGCGCTGCGTGATGGCGTTTGAAATACTTAACGCACATCTCCCCCACAATGTTTGCCCACTTGGATTTGAATAAGTTCGGCTCCCATTTGCTCGCAATACGTCCCAGCACATGAACATCTACCACCATGGCAGTGACAATGCGCCGCGCCTCTTTTCCGCTGATGCGTTCAATTTTCATTTACAGTTTACCGAGTTATAGAATTTCTGCCAAAGGGCGCCGCTTCCACTGTACTCTTGCGAGGCTTGGTAACCTAAAGCTTGAAAATCTGTGTGCTCTTCGCTCACAACGTATGACGCTAAATGGCCTGACCACTCAGGCCATTTGATTAGTTTTTGATTTATTTTATAAAACCATCCCCACACAAAATTCTCCGTGAATACAGCAGCCTCTAATTTTTCATAGAACGAATGGTAGTATCTATAATCACGGTGGGGCTTGTCTTTGGAAATAGTTTTCATTAGCTCCCAGCACTTGCGCCGCCAATCAGCATAATTGCGCTGGGATTCTGAAACGACTTTTGGTAATTGAACGGCAGAGCCTAATGGCCATGTACATTCTTGTTTTAGGCGAGCAACAATCTTTTCCATGAAAGGCGTCAATACAATCTTTTCCACTTTAGGTTTCTCTTTATCCATCGAAGCATCGAGTTCAATAAACCGCTTATGGAGGGTTTCAGCTGAGTAGATGGAAAGGCAGTATTTGGAGCCTAATGTGGAAATATGGTATTGTATGACTTCTTTGATTCGACTATTTGGAACTTGGTAGTCTCGTCGTATCTTGGCAATCCATTTGGACCAATTCTTTAAATTAGCATGGACATATAACTTCCGTTTCTTGGCAAGTGCTTCACTAAACTTCTTGGCTGCTATGTCATCAAAAGTAGAAGTTTCAATTTTTTCAAAGAACCCGTTCCGATCAGTATGTATTACTTCTTTATTACTTCTTGTATTCGCGCGCGTATGGTGACCATCTGTGACAGACGCAGGTGCACTTGTGACAGACGCAGGTGCCATCTGTGACAGACGCAGATGGTCATTCCACACTTTATCCAAACGATCCATATTTATTTGGAACTCCAAATGCCCAGATTCTCGATTGTAATACTCGACAAGAATACCCCGATTCGTAAGCCGGTCCCTGCCTACACGAACCTCCCAGTCAGTCAAAACAGTTGCCTTTTTAATTGCTTCTAAATTCTTTCGCACCCACTCACCTTTCTTCGGAGTCCAGTACAGTAATTGAACCAACAAAATAGACGCTTCTCTGCTTTTTAATGCAGCTGCAAGCTTGGGAAAGATAGCAACAGAATGACCTACATGAGGTATGACTTCAGCGGCTTTCATAGACCAAGTGTCTTTCGTATAGTCGCGACTTCGCTATCTGTTGCACAGCCAGGATCCTTCGAGTCTATTTGGATATTGAATGTCTCTCCCTCGAAAGCACTCAATAAATCTACTAGCTCTTGTGCTCTGCGCTGTGCTGCTGGCTCCGCGTCGAAGCACACACCTCTGACGGGGTAGCGGGAGAGCCTGAGCACTTGAGCCTGACTAAATCCCACTCCGCAGCTCGCTACAGCTCCGGGACCAATTCGCATTGCATCGAAAGGACCCTCTACGCAGCACACAGCGTGACTGACGAAGTCCTCTCCGTAGAGCAGCGTCTTGTGATTGATTTCCTCACACTCCGCAGGTGCGCTGATGTACCGCAAAGCAGCGTCGTCTGAAATCGCACGAGTGGTCCAGCTCACTACTTTTCCATTGAGCTTAATGGGAATGAATACACGCCACGCTAGCTTGATTCGCTGCTCAGGACTCACTCTCACACGCGCTAGGTCGAATAAACCCTGCAAATCCCAACGTCGCGCAATCTCAGCGGCATCAGCGAAGCGTTTACTGAGGTATCTTTGATGCGCTTTCCCGAGAGCCTGCAAAGGGTAGGGCAAGATAAGCTTTCCACGTTTGTTCACAGCCTCGGTAGTGCCGAGGCTGTCAGAATCAGTGAGCAGCTTTTTAACGTCGCGGTATTCACCGCCTGTTACCTCCATGAGCGTATCAATCACACTGTGCCCGCGGCACCGCCAGCATGAGCAATACTTTTTTCCAATCGAATACCCCATGTGGTATTTGCCGCTGCCTTTACCACAGAAAGGACAATCAAAATTTATGAAACCAGGTCGAGCGTGATGGTGTTGCCCTGCTTCGACGACCTCAACACCATTCGCCTCGAGTATTTCCCGGAAGGTCATTTCTTTAAAAGAGAATTGAACACTGCAAAATCAGCGCCCGTTGCAGACCCGTCCAGCACCTTGTCCAGGATCTCTTGCTTGTTCTGGATCATGGAAAACATTTTTTCTTCGATTGTACCTTTAGAGGCAAGATACCAAATGAAGCAAGGTTTCTTTTGTCCGATTCTGTGGATGCGATCTGCACTCTGCTTTAGAGCACCAGGGGTCCAAGGTAGGTCTGTGTAAGCTACATTAGAGGCGCTCGTGAGGGTGATGCCTACTCCCCCGGCAATAGGATTGCACAAGGCGAGGCGCACGCTCTTTACTTTTTGGAAGCGATCCACAGCGTGGTGGCGTTTGATTCCTGTTACACTTCCGTCTATGGTTACCGAGCTTCCGTTGAACTTTGAGCCAAGCCAGCTCAGCATTCGCGTGTGTGAAGAAAACACGACAAGCTTCTCATCGCTGTCTGATAAGA